TTGCGAAATTCTGCCGCTGTCTAATTCTTCGTTGATAATACCTAGCTGCTCTGCATATTCAATCGTTGCGTCAACCGCTGGATTTAGTGACCGCACTAAATCCTCATATGCGCGCATTTGATCTTTAATGTCATTTGAACCGCCGCCGCCGCCGCCGAGCAATGTGTTGGCTGGATCAATGCCCGGCTCTTGATCGTCAAGTCGTATAGTACCGGGGCTCAGTGGATTGCCTCGCGTCAGTTCAACGCGTCGCGCTTCAAGATTGTTCAATGTTCCAATAAGGTTTTCAAGCTGTGCGGCGTCCCCAACCGTCATGTTTTCGCCTTTGCTTTCTATACTATCAATCGCAGTGCGCAATGTGGCGAGCCTCTCTATAATTCGAGTGAGGTTGTCATTTGGGTCTAATTCAAAAACTACATCAGGATTTAAATAAACGCCTAATTCATCAGCAAGTTCTAATATCCCACCAACCGAATCAATTAAATTTCCAAACGCTGGAATTGCTGTCTCAGTTATAAATTTGACAATTCTTTCAAGCGCATCTTCAGAATGTCCAAGCTGCGTCAAAAATTTTGTGCTAATTGTTGTACTTAATGTTTGCAGCTTTTTGTCCATTTCGCCAGCCGCTTTAATTGTGTCAGCCGACATAATTGCGCCAGCTTCACGCGCTTCTTTTCCTAGATCTTTAAAGCCAGCGGCATTGTCTTTCAGCAACGGCACAAGCGCGGTGGCGTCAGACGCCATGGCTTCAAGATAAAACGTAAAATCTTGTTGATTTGCGCCAGCTTTCTGAAGCGTATCAACATAAAGTTGCAGCGCGTCAGGACCAGATAGATTTTTGAATTGCTCTGCAGTAACGCCAACCAACGGCGCGACCTGCTCAAAAAAATCTTTCATAGGACCGCCGCCGGTCTGAATAAAATCAGAAACGCGATCATTCATGTCTTTGAAAATGTCAGACAGTTTTTCTTGTGAAATGCCAACAGTGCGCGCCGCAAATGCCAACTCTTGAAATTCTTCTGCGCCGACCCCCGCAATTCGCGCAAGATCACCTATTTCCTTGCCAAGCGTTATTGCATTTTTGGCAGCGCCAACGCTGACCGCCGCCGCAATAATTGGCCCAAGACGTCTAGCCGCTTTGCCTAAACTGTCAAATGATTTTGAAGTGCGGCTTAAATTTTTCTGCGATTTTTTCGCGAACCTATTGACGTTTTTTGTGCTGCGATCGAGCGCTTTAGTCAGCGCTTTATCCTGCGCAGATAAAATGATATTAAGCTGCTCCGCGCTGATTGCCATTAGCTGCACTCTCCATCATTTGATTTAATTCTGATTTGGTCGGCGCGCCTGATCCCGGCGTTGCAGGTTCGTGCGCTTCCTGCCACCCTTGGAAAACTAAGAAGGCATCTTTTGGGATCATGTCACGAATTTCGTCAGGCTTTAGCCCGGCAATAATTCCGCTTTTAATCATCTGCCGCACGTTTAAGCGGCGAGGCTTTTCGCTGACTTTTTTTTTGATGTTTCGTCATTCACGTCCGGCATAAAAGCAACGCCAAGCACAGCCTGCGCAATCTGATAAAACCGCAAAAGGCTTTCTGGTCCAGCCGCTTGAATTATTGCATCAGCCTCGGCGTCTTTTTTGCCACCGCCGACCAAACCAAGCGCCAGCAAGTCGCGCACTTCTTTTGAATTTGGCTTTTGACCGCGATCAAAAAAACCTTCCCATAATTCAAAGATGCCTCTGTGCTGATCTTCGAAACGTTCAATTTCGCGATTTCGCAAAACAAACGAATAAGAGGCGTCACCGATTGTCTCGACAACGCCTCCTCTTAATGCTTCAGCGGTTATCATTAGTTAGCGACAAATGTAACCAATGTCGAAGATGACAGGCTGATTGAAAACGTTACAGCGCCCTCAGTCTCGCCGCCCATCTCAAAATTATCAACATGAAACGCGCCATAGTAGCAGCCAAAACTAGGCACATTGATTTTGATGTTTCTTATTGGACTGGCCGACAAAACCAGCGTGTTCATTGCGTCTAAGCTAGTCGTGCCAGCAAAAATGCCATCACCGCTGATCGTCATCTGTTTTAGACCAGACAAACTTTCCGACCAAATGACGCCAGCTTCAGCGCCATCGACAGGCGTTGTTGCATCGATTGGCGAATTGTTAATTGTTAATGATTTTGAATTGATGCCTGCGATGGTCGTATAAGTATCATCGTAATTTGAATCGCCATCGGCTTGAGTGCCAAGCGCCAGCAGCAAGCCGCGCCCTAGTTGCTTTGCCATTGTCGTGGCTCCTTCTATGGGAAAATGGACGTCATCCGACGTTCAAAAGCGGTTGCCTAAGCCGCAGAAAGGCGTGAAAACCTAGGTGGTTTCCATCATGACGTTGAACGAAATGTACGACGTATAGCCTCGGCCATCGGCATCGCGTTCAGCGAAATAATCTTCAAAAATAAGTTCAATCAGGTTAAAACCTGTTGTTGTCACGCTGGCCTCTTGCCTGTGCAATGCAGCCCTGACAGCCTCGACAACTTGCGTTGACTCAACGCGACCTGATGCGCTGCGAGAATGCGCGCGCATAGTCAAATCAACCCGCGCGCCTGTCTTGTCATCGACGTCAAATATGCGTGGCTGCACTTCAACAAAACGCAGGTATGGAAACACAACGTCGGCAGGCGGTTCATCATAAACGCGCGTTGAGATTAGCGCGGTCAAATCGGTAAAATTGATCAACCGCGTGCGGATACCTTTCTGCAGCGCAAGTCCAAAGCCATCAGCCATTTATGCTTTCTCCATTCCGATTTTGACCGCGCGTTTGATTGCGCGCTGGAATTTATCGCCAATGAAATTTCGTGTTGTTTGGATATATTGATAACCCTGCATCGAACCGCGATCTTTGCGAGTTGCGCCATAACTAATGCTAACCTGCCTGATTGCACTTTCGGTGGTGCCTGTGTTGAAATTGACAAAACCTAAAACGCCTTTGTCGTTGACCATGACGTGACTAGTGATTGCGCTTAAAGTTCTGCCGGTCACATCAGGCGCAATCCTGCGCGCAAAATTACGATAACGCTTAGTTGATCGCCGCGTGACTTTTTCCAATTCCTCGCGAACCGTGACAGGCAATTTTTTAAGCTGCTTTTCTAAAGCGCGCTCGCCCGTAATTTTCACGATGCAACACCTTTTTCTAGCACAAACTCACGCATTTCGCCTTTTGCGTCGGCCTGTGTTGCCGTCTGTATGCTCCAAGTTATGCCGCGCGCAATTACGCGATCTGCCGATGAAATGCCTACTGTGACTCTGTCTGATCGACATAGCAGAATAGCGCGCGCCACGTCTTGCAATGCGCCGCCTTCAACCTGCCGCTGGCCTGTTTTTTCGGTCAACTCTGCAGATCGTTTCGCTAAATCTGACCAGTTGTTGTATTCATTTCCATATTCGTCTGACCCAGCATCAAGCCGCTGAAACGTTACGCGGTCGCGCAGCAATCCTGCTCTAGCCATACCAGTGACCTCTATTCATATTGAGCATATCATCGAAGCCAAAAGGCAACGTTTTTGAAATCGTGCCTATTAATTCCAGTTCACGATTTTCATAATGGTGCGCGACCAACATCATAAGCGCGTGACGAATGTTTTGCGGGACGCTGTGCGACGTGCCGCCATAACCGCAAACGAATTGAATTTGAATTGCGTCATCTCGCTGAAATGTTGTAGGCCAATTAAAACCATTTTTCGGCGCAACAATTTTGCGCGTTTTAGTGCCTAAAACATTATAATTTGAAAGCGTGTCGGTTTGCAGAACGTTGTTCACGTCATAATATTTAATTGCAGATACAGACTGCACAGGTCCGAGCAATAGCGTCACAGTGCCGGGATTTTGCCCCAGCCATTGACCCCAAGTTTGCGTCATCATGCAAGCGCCGAGCGCGCCTGTGGCGTCAACGTAAGAAGTCGCAACATTAATCAGCCGAGCAATAATTACGTCATCATCGTTATGCTCAACGCGCAATTGCGCCTTGGCCTCTGACAACAAAATAGGATTGGCAACGGCAGGCGTCACCACCTCAAGCGCGTGCTGTGCGGTCAGTGTCATTTTCTAGTTGCCTTGCTTTTGACAACTTTTTTGACCGCTCTTTCAATCTTCGTGGCGTTCACAACTGGCTCGGCAATGCCAGCCTCAATATAGCGTTTGCCTTCAGCATCGGTCACTTCAATCTCATCGCCAAAGTTGTGCGAAAAATCGGCACCCGCCATGCTAGTCAACATTTTAATTTTCATTTTGAAAAACCTTCCAAAAAAGGGAATGGGCAGGGCCATGATAGCCCCGCCCGATCTTATTTATGCAGTGATCATGTGCTTGATTGCTGCGGTGTTAACTAGGCACGAATCAAACCTGATGTAACCAAGTATTCCAAAATCAGGAGCGAAGCGCTCTCGTGCTACGTAGATCGACGGCGCGCCAACTTTGCGCACATAAAACTTTGACATGTCGCCAAAGATCATGACCTTTTTCGCGGTCGCAAGGCTGTCCATCGCTTGATTAATCACAACATTGTAGCCGAGTAAGCTAGCAGGCAACCCAGCCTGATAATTTCCCATGGCCCAAAGGTAGTTTCCGTTTCCATCTTTAAGCTTGCGAACAGCCGACAAAGTGCTGTCGTTCATCATAATCGCAGTGCGTGGGCTGGCCCGATAAGCTGGGTCAACCGAATGGATTAGGTCAAGGATTTCATCGCTAGTAATAGCCGCAGTCGCCGCCGCAGTTTTCCCAAGCGTTGATGCGGTTGCGATGCCTTCAACAGCCGACGAACCGGATCCGGTTGTTAATGCAGTGTTGGCAGTCCGACCCATACGCTCGCCAAGCAACTCGCCAAGCAGGCTTTCCATATTCAGAATGCTGTCTGTGTTCAACTCTGCAGACCAGCGCAGCCATTCGGTGTCAAATGCGTATGCTCCAAGAGTTTTCTGCGCAAATGTTGCATCCTCGCCGCCGTCATCTGTGACCGCGCCACCTTCAGTATGCGCCGCCGCAGTTTTCCCGGTGTCATCGATGGTCGGAATGTTAAACGTGTTGCCAGCCGCTGTGTTGATAGTAGTGAACAAAGCGTCGTCATACATTGGGCCACTGGCAAGCATTGCCTTTTCAATGTAGCCAGCCAATTCAACAGGAACAGTGAAGCCACCCGCCGAGTTTGTGCCAGCAGTTTGAACCCGGTTTTCCGTTTCTAGGACTGAGCGCGCTTCAAGGCTCATGTTTGCAACGCCGCCGCTTGCGATCATTTCACAAAATGCGTTGCGATAAGAAATTGAAACTCCGTTATCAACCGCAGGCGCGCTGCGATCTTCAAACTGTGGACGCTTGGAGTAGTCAATTTCTTCTGATCTGGCGATTGCCGCGTCAGCTTTTTCCATGCGCTCGGCACGTTGACCAAGCTGATCATGATCGGCCATCATGGCGTCAAATTCACGCTCAATTTCAGCGGCGCGATCTTCATGGGTGTTGTCGGAAACTTCGTCTAATTTTGCACGGGCATTGGTCGCAATACGCGCCATCGATTCCCGCAATTCAATTGCAGAGTTAGCCATCTTTGGGCCTCCATCTAAGGGATTTGGACGTCGTCACGACGTTCATTCCGAAGCGCTTGCCCAAGGCGCAGGGAAACAGGCAAACAGCGGGAACCGCCGTTTTTCAGCGCGCCGAAGCGCGGTTAAACTGGTGTGTTAATTAAATTTTGGACTTCATCCGCAGCCGCCTTGCAGCGTGCGAAATCTTCTGATCTGCTCTGTGCGCTTTTAGCGACCGCAAGCCGATCTCAGTGCCGTCATATGCAGGCGTTGTGACTATGCTGACGTCATACAGTGACGCCTCTTCAATTGTGCGGGTCGGTATATTGCCGCTGTCATCCCAAGACTGCCGAGTTGGGCGAAATGCAAACGACATTTTATCCAAATCGCCGCGTTTCATCTTAGGGACCAGGGCGCGCACATCTGGGTCGTTTTCATCCAGATTGCTTTCCATATACAGACCGCGCTCATCCTCGCGCAGCGTCAACGTGCCTGACCGTGTGCGCGCCAAGGGCAAGCCCTCATGATTAATAAGAAACACAACGTCATCACGGTCGACCGCGTCAACAAATGCGCCGCGCGCAATCTTTTCCATAAACTGACCGCCGATATTCGTTTCCTCGTTGAAAACCGCCGCATATCCAGAGACTTTTATGCCATCCTCGTCGGCCCGGATTTCTACGCCGCTATCAAGCGTTCTGATTTCTTTACTCATCTTGATCTCCGATCACTTGATTTTTGATGGGAACAGTTGCGCCTTGAATCATAAGGTCATTGCCCTCATCGCGCGCGCTCATGTTTTCCAGATCGCGCACTTCATTAGGCGTTCTGATGCCGTTCTGAATGCTGGTTGCGTGGGCTTCCATTCGTGTTTTAAAGTCGCCGCGCAACAATCCATCGACGTTAAATTCAACATATTGATCTGACCCGCGACCGAACAGCTTGAGGTTCATTTCTTGCTCGGCCTGTTCAATCCAACGCTTCAAAGTGTGCTTAACGAAATGCAGATCTTGTTGTTCTGAATTTGTGAACGTTGAGCGTGTAAGGTCTTGCAGGAATATCGGCGGCAAGCTGTAAATGCGCGCGATCTGTTCAATGCTAAATCGTTGCAATTCGATCAATTGCATTTGCTCTGGCGAAAATCCGACAGATTTTAATTCGTGACCAAGTGGCAAAGCCATGATCGGCCTGCCTTCTTTTGCCAGCTTTGCCGTCGCCGCCGCAACATCTTCTGACGCGCGACTTGCCGCTGCGCCGCTTTGAAATGGACCCTGCAAAACTGCCGGTGGAATGCCGCCAGATTGGAACGCCTTTGCACCGTATTGGCTGGCCGCGATAGCCATGCCGATTGCATCTTTATTCGTGGCAATTGGTCCTCTTGGATCAAGCTGATTAGCCTTTAGCATAAACGTCAAATCAATGATGTCTCGCGCTTTAAAGATCCGCTGATTGTAGCGATATGTTTTCGCTGGAAAGCCCTGCGATGTAACCTTGCGCTCGACCAGCACGCCATTCGGATCAACTGGATGCAGATTTCGCACGTTGCCGCCTTCGTCGCGCTCAATATAGGTTATTGACCGACCGCCAGTTAAGACTTGCTCAAACATGTATTTACGCCATTCAAACGATGACATTTCGTCATTGACGGCTGTGTTGATCGTGGCCCCAAAACCTTCAGTGACGCGCTCACGGCCTGCGTCAGTTTTGCGGTACACATGCAGCGGCAAGCCAGCCAAAGTGCCAGCAATAAAGTTGACAGCCGCCCAGATTGCAGGCACCCCCATCGCGGTGTCTGTGTTGACAGTAACGCCAGCCGCAGCGGCAAAGTCGCCCCAGCCCATGACGCTCAAAAAATCTTTGGTGCTGTTGGTCGCGGTCGGATCTTCTAAACTGCGCGCCTCTTGCCCTATTAGTCGGTCAAAAATGCCCATTTTCTCTCCTAACCCGCCAGCCGATAATCGGGATCATCCCAAGGGGATGTGGCCTCAACGTCCGTTTCATTCGCCACATTTCCTAGCGCCATCGCCAAAGCG